GTTCACGCAATGGCAAAGAACTGGACCTCAAAGGCAACCTAGTTAATGAATTCTTGGCATTGGCAAATGGTGTCGAATGTGGGTTTGATGGTGAGGTGTTGGTTATGTTTGAAGATGACTACCAATTCGCTGACCGTCAGACAGGCAATGGCATATTGAACAAGGCCAACAAAGGCACGATTAGTGATGACGAGGCCAAATTGGTTCATGCATCATTGTGGGATGTAATACCATATGAAGATTTTGTGAAAGGTGTATGTAATGTTCCATATTCAACCCGATGGTCGTCAGTCGAACACTTGGTTGCTAACCAAGATAACAAAACCAAGCGAATATGGACGGTTTGGCACGCTGAATGTTTGGGGGTCGAGTCAGCAAACGAAGTCTTCCAACAGTTATTGGCCGATGGGCACGAAGGTATCATCCTCAAAGACAAATCAGGCAAGTGGGAAGATAAACGCACCAAGTCACAAATCAAATTCAAAGGCGAATTGGAATGTGACCTGAAAATTGTAGGCATACAAGAAGGCACAGGCAAGTATGAAGGTATGCTTGGTGCCATTCTATGTGAGTCGGCAGATGGTGTTGTTAAGGTCTCAGTTGGTTCTGGTTTCAATGATACACACCGACAAACACTAGGTGACGAGATTATTGGTAAGGTTGTTGCTGTGAAGTACAACGCACGAATCACCAACAAGCAAGGTGAAGAATCGTTATTCTTGCCTATCTTTGTTGAGGTGCGTGATGATAAAGATGTGGCAGATGCCAGTAAGGATATCAAATGAAAGAATGGTTAAGAGAACCCATTACCTATGTGATTATTCATATAATGATGGTGATATTCACCTTTGGTCACGCATTCAATGGTGTGCCGAAAGAAGAACCAGGTAAATTTGCTGGTATCGATTACACCATAACAAATGGTGGTGGCACGAAAACAATGGTCGGTATTGCGGCAGGTTTCTTCTGGCCATTGTATTGGTCGGTTAAATTACAGGAAAAATAATGTTTATATTTGATGTTGAGACACTAGGCAAAGAATCCAATTCCGTCATTCTATCAATGGCGGCAATTTACTTTGACCCTGATAAAGGCCAATCATACCAAGAAATGTATAAAGATGCATTCTTTGTGAAGTTTGATGTGGTTGACCAGATGAAACGCCTTGACCGTAAGGTCGGCAAGACTACCATGCAATGGTGGGCCAAGCAATGCGAGAATGTAAAAATTAAATCATTCAAACCAAACCCTGCCATTGATGTGAAGTTTGAAGATGGTTATGAACAGATGCGCCAATGGGCAGCATCCAAGAATGATGACAAATGCTATGTGTGGGCACGAGGCAACCTCGACCAATTGGTACTTGATTCGTTTGAAGAACAATTAGAACTTAAACCAATCTGGCCATTTTCACGGTGGCGTGATGTACGCACCGCTGTAGATTTTCTATATGGTGTGAATACTGGCTATGTGACAGTTGAAGTACCACCTTGGGTTGATGCATTCGACCCAGCACTCCATGTTACAAAGCACAATCCAATTGATGACTGCTGCTATGATGCCATGATGTTGATGTATGGAAAGAAGAATGAAACGGTTTAATTATTGTGTCGCCCACTTTTGGGAAGGTGAGAACGGGTCTATCGGTGCATATAACTATTTTGGTGAGGTTCACTTTGGCACTATCAGAGAGGCCGAATCCACGCTAGCATATGTAAAGAACAAGTCTCCAGATAAGAACTGGCAAATTTTTAAAGTAGAACCGTATGATAACAGAACAACAAAAGAGGCAAGAAGCCAAAGAGCTTGAAGAACGAGAACAAGCAAGAGCATACCAATTTCCAATAGGTAAGATTGTACCTGAATTGCGCCGAGAGGAAGACTAATGAGCACTATGAAATGGGTTATTGCAGGCAACCATAATGAATACTGGAATTGGTTGAAACAAAACAAGTATTACGAGAATGACTGGAAATATGTTGATAGTGTATCGACCTTGCGTGGCCATGAGAACCCGCATGGCATATTCATTGGCACCTATTACATGAGACAAGATATCAAGGCGATTATGTTACAGTTGCAAGTATCCACAAGAGGCACCAACGAGGCCATCATAGAGGCCTGGAAGAAGGTAGAATTATATGCACCACAATCCGTATGATGACGATGTAGATTTCCCTGATTGGATGTTGCCCGATAACCATCCGAATAAGATGCGAATGGCAAAGAAACCAGCAGGCAAGTCCCTGAATGAGTCCATTGCCGACATTATGAACAAACCTGTGATACAATACACACCAGAAGACCTAATGAGGTCTATAATGAAAGACGAGCAATGAAGTATTACCAAGTATCATTTCCAGGTCAATTTGGTCAGCACGTAGATGAAATATGGTCAACGAAACAAATCCTTGACAGTTATTTCCCATATTGGGCAGAGCAGATGATTAAGGTTGGCCGAGGTGACCAAGTAAATGAAACCCATTGCCTTGATGACTGGATTATGGTGCATTGGGCAGTTGAAGTACCGAAACCTGAATGGATTACAGAGTGATTACGCTGACCATTGCAGAGACACCCGAAGACAAGAAAATTGCCGATGCCATTGTGATTAACCATCACAGCTATGTGGCATCAGCAAAGACCGTTGGTCGCTGCCTGAAGTACCTTATTCATTATGAAGACCGTATTGTAGGCACATTCTGGATAGGGTCAGGGTTCAAACCAACACCGAAGGCGATACTGAATCATTTTAAGGTCGGACAAAAAGAATACGATAAACTATTCAATAAGGTTGCTGATAACAAACGATTTTGTATGGCAGAGAGAATTCCCAATATTGGCAGCCAGATATTGAAACAAGTCCGTATCCGAGCGAGACAAGACTGGAAGAACCGATATGGTGATGACCTGCTCGCAATTATAACCACTATTGGTCCTTCCCATAATGGGTCAGTTTATTTGGCCGATAACTGGAAGACTATAGGTGAGACTGCCGGCCTGCCTGCTAACCGTAAATCGGTATCAATGAAGTGGGACGATAAAGAAGGCATAAAGGAAAAGTATGCCAAACCAACAGGTGAGAACCGTAAGAAAATCCTGATAACCGAAAGATTATAGTGAAACAATGGCAAGAGAAAGAATTTTCCCAATGGGTGCATTATGATGACCAAGACGGGAGAATCATTGGTGCAGTCTATAAGATTGGCACCTCCACAGGCATATGGGGTGCAAGAGTGTACCTTATGAACACCGAAGAAAAGGTGCTGGGCCAGTATATTGATTCAGACTTTGCCCGCAAGGCAGTCCAATTATACTGGGAAATTGATAGTAGAACGGTATTAGAGTATGAAGACAAAACCAATTCCACAACGTAACCAACGCATGACCAAAGAAGAATTCCTAATCCAATGGGTTCTTGCTCGTGCATCATTCCGTGAAGACTTTTCAGGCGTCCATGCCGCAAGGGCAGCCGATGATGTATGGAAAGAGATACAGAAATTGAAATGACCGATGCCGAGAAACAATACCGAAAGGGCATAGAAAACGGTGCCAATATGCTGGCGAAAGAGATTGACCGCCTATGTATAGAGGCCATTAGAAAGTCCAGTAAGCTGATTGATAAAGGCCGATTCGTAGGTAAAGGCCAATTAGAAGGCACACCCGAAGAATTCCGTTCCGCACAAGAAACCTTTAAGAACACCGATATCGCCGCAGTTTGCCGTAGAATTAATACACCGAAATGAATAAGACCCTTGAAGCAATACTCCGTGGTTATATCCGTTTCCGTGTAAATGACCAGTATTTCCTGACCTATACACCTGCACAGACCTTCCGCAAGACCATAACCCACGGTCCTATTGCCTTTGAAGGTCTACACCTATGGAAAGGTTGGCAAGGGTTCTATTATAGATTCGTATGAAAGCACCAAGAGAGATTAAAACCTATATTGCCAGATACCGTAATCACCTGAAGGCCTGCCATTGGGATGATATAATGGTAGAGATTAAACTATTCACCTGTAAGAAGTGGTTTAAAAGAGAAAAGAAACCAACCAAGTTTGATATGCTATGATAGTATACGCAGGACAAGAGATAACCACCAACAATTGGTTCACCCATATAGAACCAAATGACCCACGATTCTATAATATAAAGACCATAGAATATACACCGAAGACTATCCCAGAGATAGAGTCCGAATATAACCTAACCATTACAATAGAATGACCACAGAAGACTACCACGAAAAAGTAATGGAAAGACTATTAACCCTGTACCGTGCATTGCCATTAGAGTATAGTGTCCTAGTAATAGATGCCATGGATGATATAGAAGACCTATATTATAAGGGTAAAGACCCCGTCCGCCATTGTGCCGTATATAAGGAGATAGGTTGCTCCCATGTAGATGGTTATCTTTGCAATATGTCCGACTGTAGTATCCGCAGAGATTATAACCGAGAGAAATAATCCGTCATTAGGTGCAATTTTGTGCAATAAAGTGTCATGCAAACGCACCAGCGATATCCAGGCGTCCAGACGCTCCTTCTAACAGACTAGCACAGGCGCACAGACGGCGACACAATGGCGCAGTATTTCGTGCAGGCGCAGAGAAAACCTTCTATTATAACACAGATTTTCGTGCCTGTCAAGCCCTAGTCTACCGCAAACAAAAGTATTCACCATTGCCGCACCTAGTGGTTGACAAGTGTTATAGTCCAGGTGTTGCTTTAATACAACAATAGCTTACCTATCCGGTACAGTATTGCTTGACAATCCATCCATTCCTGTTATACTCTATCCATAGATTGAGAGGTGAGAAATGACTGAGTTTTGGATGTATACTGATGCTGGCAATGCCGCTGTGACCTCTGTAGTTAAGATGGCTAAGACCTTTGGGTTGCCATGGGATACAGTTGAGTCCATGTTGCAGGCTTTGTCCAATGTTGAGGTCTACGCTGAGGCAGCTGATACTGCTGTGCGTGAGGCAGTCTATTCTGAACTGTATGGTGCCTAATGAAATATACACTAATAACCGCAAACGGAAGTATACAACAATTCTATATTAAAGAAGTTGCTGACCTATATCAAAGAATTAATGGTGGTGTTGTAATTACGCAACAAATCTTGACCGAAATGGTCGACAATGGCTTGACAGATACCGTGGAATCTGTATAATTGGCACCATGATAAGAAAAAAACGCAGCGACCGAAACCATGTAATTTATCGTATGGAGATGGATACTGGCGATTCATATATCGGCTTGACCGTTGCTCAGGGTGCCGCATATCTTAGGTCCGTGAAAGTACGGGTCCAGAAGCATATGAGCAGAGCACGGAAAGAAGATAAGAACTGGAACCTGTATTCTTTCCTCCGTGAAAATGAAAACACAAGTATTACCTATGAGGTTCTCGAAGTCGTTAGGGGTCGCAAACCAGCACACCAACGGGAACGTGAACTAATTTCTGAACTTAATCCAACTTTGAATACTTTTTAATTATGAATGCAATTGAACAAATGGTGAACTTTTTGATTAACCGTGCAGAAGATGCGGAGACTGTTGCTCTGGAACAACGCATCCTAGAACAGGCCGAGGAGTTGCGTATTTACAACGAATTTGGTTGACCAAAACGGTCAAGTATTAATTAATGCTTGACAAAAAACCTGGTTGTGATATACTCTATCCATAGATTGAAAAACAGACAAATTTTTAAAGGAAATCGAAATGACTAAAACCTCTGTGTCCCCCGTTGCTGTGAAAGTTGCTACCTCTGTTGAGTTGAAAGAAGCTAAAGAGATGTTGGCATTCTACCGTGGTCGTGTTGCCTTTTTGCGTGCTGCTGTGAAAGAACAACGCTTGGATGCGAAAATCGCCAAGTCTGCTGCTCGTAATGCCAAGATGGCAGAGCGTGAAGCCAAAGCAGCTGCTCGAGCACAACGCAAAGCTGACCGTATCGCAACCTTGGAAGCTAAACTGTCCGCTCTGAAAAACCCAGTTGGTACTAAGGCAGTGAAAGCTAATCGCCGTCCATCCAAAGTCACCGTTACTAAGGTCGCCTAATACAGTAACCTTACCGCAGGGTTTAACCCTAGACCCTGCTAATAAGATTATTCAAAAGGATATAAAATGAAAACAGCAATGCTTGGTTTATTGATTACATTCGGTGCCGTGGGTGGTGTGGATATCGCCGCTGACCTGACCCAATTGCTACAATGCACCGCAGTTGGTACAGTAGGTTTGGCAGTGATGCTAATTGGTGTTTCATTAGAACAGGAGAACGCATGAGCAAGGTAAGCAACCTATTCATTGACCTGGAGATGGAGATTGAGGCTGGCCAGTTGTCCTTTGCAGAGATTGCCGCCAAGTATGAGGTGCCTCGAAGCTGGGTAGATGAAGTCGCCAGACAATTGGCAGAGCAATATGCTGACGAAGGCTTGATAGAACCAGAAGAATAACAGTAGCTCATCATTGGTGACCTGGTCAAGGCCACACACCATATATGAATAAAGGAGTCCTCTATGATTGATATCTTATGCAAACTATCTTTTGAGACGTGGTATTCGAATCAAAAACCGAAATGCCACAGTCAGTCACAGTAAAATTTTTTTCGGCCAGGAAATGGTCTAGGAGTTCATTATGGAAGTTAAAATGAATGGTCTCTATAAGGTAACTGTTACCGAGTATGAGCGTGGCTGGGGACAGAGGGTGGATGATAATGACACAAAGTTTTTTACCACCATGGAAGAGGCAGAGAAGTACGCCGCCCATTGGGAAGAAGGCGGGACCCCTGATTATTTTTGGCGTTGTAGGATTGAGAAGGTTGCATAATGTTAGTTTTTATTGGTGTTTTGTTTATACTGGCTGCAGGTTCTCTATTACATGATGTACCGTTTCTGAGGTTCATGTCGGCCATGATGTTACTATCTGTAGGTCAGACGTTTTTAGTATTGGGTTGGAAATGATGACCTTTGTGTATATTGTATTGGCCTTGATGGTTCTCTGTAATATCGGTATCTGTATATGGATGGTGATTAAGTCTAGGCAGTCGGATGAAGCCTATGAGAAGGCTCTGGATGAAATCTATGGGAGAAAGAAATGAAGCCCTGCCGGAGTCCATATTGTGAGTGTGAGGTTGGTAAGTGTACCCATCCAGGTTTCTTTGATGCAAGAGGTGATATGACTAATTACGAATTAATGCAAAAACTTACAAAGGCACAGGAGTTACTGTCCGATGTATATTCATGGGCCTCTAAGCGTGAGGAGATGGATGACTTTAATACCTTCTCTAGGAACCCTGAGGTTGAGAGATTAATGTCGGTTGCCGATTCCTGTATTATAGATGCGATGGATGCACTGGAGTGGGACAATGAATAATCGGGTTAAAGAACTGATTGAATCCCTTGGTATTGTTCCAGAAGATGAGCATTATCAAATTGTTAAGTTGGTTATTCGGGAATGTATACGGCAAGCACATGGTGTTGCCGACCTGCGTGGTGTAAATGAAGATATGGTTTATGGTGCTGATACTGCGGCACTTAGAATCCACAGGCATTTTGGAGATGAAGAATGAGTAAAGGTTTAGAAATACCCTTTGAGGTTGCGGACGGTATCTGCCTTGCGGTACTCAAGGACCAATACGGTTATCTGAAAGAAGAAACCCGAGCCCACCTTGAGGATGGTCAATATCTCCACCCCGAGGACCTCGCAAATAATGTTAAGTTGTGCCATGCTCTGGAGTTGTTGATTCCGTATTTTGGTGGAGAGTTGAAGTGAAGGTGCGTGTTAATACCCTTATGAACCAGGCGATGCCAGTAATTGACTGGAAAGCAAGGCATGGTGTTGAACTGAATAATGGTGAACGAATGAAATTCTATGCCGATTGGTTTGAACGATTCGCTGACCTGATTATCGAAGAATGCCATGAAGTGATTGTGGTTGGTGGTGTAG